GAAAGCAACTAATAGGAAGCCCACGAGTTGTTCCCCCGTTAGATAATATAGGAGTGCTAAACATAAACCAATGATCGGATGCATAATTGTATAACCTCTGTGCTAAATTAAAATCAATGTGACCTTTGTAAGTTGCTGCAAATATTGATGCTCTTGCAAAAGCTTCTTGTGGACTTTCTTCATCCAACCAAAAGTATCTATCTTTTAAAGTATCAACGCTGAACTTATCAAGTTTAGAATCTTTGCTGTAGTCTATTTCAATCCCTAAGTATTCTTTAGTGTCAGTCATTTTTATTTTTCTTCCTTGTCATTTAAATGATACTCTTTATCTGTTAAAGCAATTGCTATTATAGCATAATGTATAATTTTTAGCAAGTCCAGTTCTGGATCACCACCATCTTTCTTACCACACCTCATGGCATACTTCATAATGTTGCCCATACAAAATCCTTTTCCATGTCCTGCATCTATAATCATATCCGTTGCTTGATACTTTCCTTGTGCGTAATGTCTTTCATATGTACCATCTACGTATCTTTGTATTTGTTGTACAATATTCTTTTCGTTAAATTTGTAATCCATGTTTCTCCTTAATGTAAAATTGTGCCCGAAGGCATTCCGTTATTTCTTTCTTCAATCTTTAATTTTAATAATTCTTGTAGTCTTACTAACAATTCTATTTCTATATCATCGGTGGTACTTCCTTGAAAAATTGTACCACCTAGTATAAACAATAGATCGTCTAAATTAATTTCTTCTAATGTAAACTCAGCCATTAACTTTTATTAGTTCGTCTAAAGTTATGTTAGGGTTTTTCTTTATTCTTTTTTCTACCCACTTATGATTCATAAAAGATAAATGTATTGTATAGTTTTTATAATAATACTCTTGGTCAGGCAGTGCTTGGTTTAAAGTTTGGTGTGTAACTTTGTCAGCATCTTCTGTTAGTAAACTATTGATCCACTGAACTTGGAATTTTTCTGCTTGCTTTCTAATTAATTTACTTTTCTTTCCATTCATTAGTAATCTCCTCTACTCTTGGTGCTGATACTAGGTCTGTAAAAAAGACAGGACCTCTAGCATAATTATAAATACGTAAACCTTTTCCGTTATTAGATTCTGCGTGGCACTCAATCTTATGTGGACACCACGTACATTCTTTAGGAAGTTTAAAGTTTCCCTGAGCACCATCTGCTATCGGTTGATAACATAACTCAGGGGGTTCAGACTTTTTTAGCTTTGCCTTTAACCCTTTAATTTTAGATTTAATATTAGGTTTGTCAAGCTCATCTGGTTTGAAAAACCAAAGCTCTCCTGTTTCTTTATTGATAGCTAAGAAACCTCCTTGAGTAGTACCCTCTGCTTCTTCGTATCCTGCAAGTTGTGCCATATACCCGAAGCTATCTTGATCAGGAAGTGTACCATTTTTAAATTTATTAAACGCAAAGCCTGATGTAGATTTAATATCTACTACCTCTCCGTCTATTTTACAATCCATGTGACCTTTGATACCACTAACAGTAACTTCTTTTTGTTGGTCAGTAATTTCATGACCGGACAATTTTATAAAGAATACTACAAGAGCTTCTAATAAATGTCCGTACAAAAATTTAATAAGCAAGGTAGATTGAAAATCTTTTGCTTTAATTCTAGAGTGTTTGTTATACCATAGTTGACGAGCAGGCTTACCTATGTTAGACATACGTAAATCATCTTTAGTCTTAGGTTGTTTCTTTGCCCAACCTCGCAAAGCTTCTTTCATGTCCTCGCCAAATTCTTCTACCATTTGATCCGATAGTTCTAAGCCATTGCCTTTTGTTAAAGGAGCAAGAGCTTTGTATATATCTGGTACTATGTTTTCTAATTTCTTTTTCATGTTCTATGTTTCATAAATGTTAATTCTCTTGTGTTGGGATTAAAAGCTAAGAGTTGAACTCCTAATCTTTTTTGTTCTTCTGTTCTTCCTGCTCCTGAACAGTCATTCCACTGACCTATTGCAGGACCGCTTTTTCTTTGATGATAAGTTTTAACATCTATTAAAGTTGTCTTACTATCTTTCAATGCAATCATATCTACTGGACCAGTACACCCCGAATTTTGAAAGACTTCATATCCGTGATCCCATAACCACGTGACTGCATAGTATTCTGCAAAGTCTCCTTTTCTGCTTTTATTTTCTGTGTCTTTTAAACTAATGTGTTTCATTCCAACTATCTCCTATTTTGTATTCCCCTGTTAAAGGGCATCTCATGTTATAATAATCTCCTGCTTCTTCTATACATGCAACAGCTAACTGACCAACGTGATCAGCCAGTTCTTCTTTTACTTCTATCTGCCACTCATCGTGTACGTTAGCAACAAATCTAGCATCGAGAGCGTTTAACTTTATCAAAGCGTAAAGTCTAACAAGTGCTCGCTTCATAGCTATAGCACCACCACCCTGTAATAAACTGTTGAGTGCTGCGTGTTCATTACGAATGAATATCTTTCGACCATCTAATCCTTTAAGGTATCCTCTCTTAGCTGCTTGTGATACTCTGTCTCTAAGAGTTTTAAGTGATGGGTTATTATCAAGGAATCGTTTCTTAAGCTCTGCTCCAAGACGCTTACCTCCTCCAACCACACTCCCAATCTTTGCATCTCCTGCTCCGTAGATAAAGGCATAGATAAAAGTCTTTGCTTGATCTCTTGATTTAAGTCCTGCAGCTTTTTGATTAGCTGTGTGTATGTCTCCGTCTGTAACTTCATTTGTATATCCTTCATCATTCATATAGTGTGCAAGCATTCGTAGTTCTAATCCACTAGCATCAACACCTAACAATTTATAACCATCTTTAACAATCCAACATGACCTGCACTCTGATCCATATTGACTAGATGTACTTGGTACTTGAGCAACATTAGGTGCTCGGTGTGCCATTCGTCCTGTAATTGTTCCGTTAGGTATTACAAAACCATGCACTCTGTTGTCGTCTTGTACTGCTAATATCCATGAATCAATTTGTGCTATGCGTTTCTGTAATAATAAAAACTCTGCAATTAATTTAGCTTCCGGTATATTTTTTACCTTCGATAAAGAACCTTCGTCTACAACAGGCTGACCTGTAGGAGTAAAACGATTTGGTTTCCAACCTAAGTCTGTTAAGTATTCTCCTATCTGTTTACGTGAACCTAAGTTAAAGTCTTGTAGTTTCTTTCTCATGAAAGGTTTGTACTCTGTAAGATTGGCAGATATAAGATAGTCATACTCTTCTGTTGTAAGTCCTGACTTTGATAGAGTTCCATCCTTCTTTAATTTTGGAAGGACTTTTTTGATGTCAACCAGTCTAGGTTTAAATACTTTCTTAACTTCTTTTTCTACCTCAAACATACGTTCTTTTAGTTGAGCTGCTAACATCATAGCATACTCTTGATTGAATTCAAAGCCGTTATCTTCTTGATCTTTAAGTATCACAGCTACAGCATGTTCTAATTTAATAGACTCTTCATCAAAGTCTTTACCTTCATCAAGTAGTTTATTGTAAACTCTTTCATTTAAGATAACATCTTTCTGACAATACTTTAACATTTGTGGTGAGTATGAATCCCAATCCTCAGGCTGTTCATCTTTAGGCATACCAATAATGTATCCCCATGTTTTTAAACTGTGTCCATTTTCACGCACCGGATTAAACAACCGAGACATAACCAAGGTATCTTTAATAGTCTTTGTACTAAGATCAACGTCATATAGTTTGTTTATAACAGGCATGTCATAGCCTAAAATATTGTGACCAATTAAAGAGTCAGCTTCATTTAAGTATGCTATACCTTCTTTAATCTTACTAGGACCAAACGAAACCACAGGTTCTCCTAAGGGCTTGGCTACTATACACCAAATCTTATCGGGTTTTAAACCATTAGCTTCTATGTCAAATATAATTTCTTTCATGTGTCCTCCTAAAACGGTAACCCTTCTAAGGTTTCTTCTTCAGTTACTTCACTCATGCGACCAGTATCTGAATCATATAATAAACTACAGGCTAAACCGGTATCCCCTGTGTATCTAGATTTAAGAACCCTAACCTTAGTGGTGTTAGCTTCTTGTGCATCTTCTGCTTGTTGATTTCTTTCTAAAGCTATAACACAATCTGATAATTGTGATATACCTTGTGAACCTTTAAGATGTGACAACGACACTTCAATACCTTGCTCGTGTCCTTTCTCTCCTGCTGCTCTTCTAAGGTGAGATACTAAGAACATGCCTACACCTGTTTCTTCAACAAGAGAACGTAAACGATTCATAAGATTATCAATACCTCTGCGTTCATCAAATTCCGTAAGCTGATTCACTAGCATATGTAAGTGATCAACGACTACCCAATCACATTCACAACCAACGATCATGTATCTAAGTTTAGAAAAGATTTCATCTATATCCGTAGCTCCTAAGTGAGCATGTATAAATACTTTATCTTTCTGAATAACCCTATCAAATAATTCTGTTAGCTGTTCGTCTGTGTAGTTCTTTCTTTTCTCTTCAAGATACAGTCGGTCATTGGCTTCAATGGATACAATACCATCAGCAGTTTTCAACCAGTTTTCTTCAAGGGCTATAATTCCTACGTTGTCTTCAGTATTTTTTATAAGATAGTGTGACAACTCTCGTGTAATACTAGACTTACCTAAGCCTGTACCACCTGTTAGAGTAACCAGTTCTCCTTTACGCATACCAAATAATTTTTTGTTCAAGCCTTCCCAAGGGTAAGCTATACTTTCTTTAGTCTCTCGATGCAACCACTTATCTTTTGCACTAGACAGTTCCATAATACCAGAAGGTGTGTAAGTCTTAGCATCCCACCAAGCTTTAGTAAACTGTGCATACTGTCCTTGTTCAAGCATTGCGTTGGCATCTTTAAATCCAACAGGCAAAGAAACTATCTTAGTCTTTCCCGGTTTTATAATACGGGCAACTTTACGTGCTGCTTCTCTTCCGTACTTATCATTATCAAAACAGATAACAACAGTATCAAAAGACTCGATGAACTCAATGCTATCTCTAACATCTCTCACAGCTCCTTGAGCACCACGCTTAATAGAAACGGATGCCCACTTCTTATCAAAGATTTCGTAGACTGCCATCGCATCACACTCCCCTTCGGTTATAGTAAGATACTTACCACCACCTCCAAAGAGCTGCTCTCCAAATAAACCTGTGCCTTCGTACCCTCCATTAACTATAAAGCCTTTAGTACTAACTGTCCTAGTTTTAGTAGAAACAATTTCGTTGCTGTTATAGTAAGGGTAAATATGTTTTGAAACTTTACCTTCGTGGTCATGAACCACACGAACACCGTATTTTCTTGCAACAACCTCACTGATATTACGATCAGTTAAGTCTGCAAAAACTCCTGTGTAAGAGTTTAAAAATGTAGCCGGCTCTTTGTGGGTAGACATATCTATTATGTTACCATCAAGAGCTTGTTGATAATTTTTCCAGTGTGTGTCACAGCTAAAGCAATGACCTGAACCATCTTGATTTGTAGAAACAGGATCACTGCCCCCACATTTTGGACAGGGAAGATTGTGTTTATCCCATGTACTTTTTTCCATATATCCTCCTCGATATAAAATGAAGGCAAGCCACTACGACCTGCCTTCTGGTATATAACAAAGCTAATACTACTTAGCTTTTTTGGTTTTAGCATTGTCTTCTTCAACAACTTCTGCTTCTACTTCAGGTACAATCTCTTCTACCATAGCTTCATCATCTAAGTTATTGGTTACAACATTACTAAACAACTGGCTTGCACCATCTAACACTTGCCTAAGTTGATTAGTAAATGCTAACATGTTTACAGCCTGCTGTACTTCAGGTTTTAATAGTCCTGTATCATAAATCTTTGTCGAACCATCGTCTTGATTTATAGTTATAGGAGCACCTGTTAGTTGAGGAGCTTCTGTCATTAGAACTCCTCCCCATCTAATAGTTCAGCACCGTCTTCTGAACGATACTCAACCAAGTCTAGAACTTGCACAGCTTGTAAGTCCAAGCCAGTGTAAGGTCCGTATTTGTTCTCGCCTTCGTATTCATTGTATTGAACCTTGACTTTAGAACCATTACCAACCGAGTAGTTAACTTCGTTCTTCTCAGCATCTAGTAATCTAGGTGCTACACGAACCATTCCATTAGGTCCATTAACTTTACGTTTAATAACAATGGAAGGTTGCCCCTCCACTTCTTTGATTGTGTGTCCTCGTGACGCAAAATCATTTGCAGTCTCATCATCAACAACTACGTTGACTGTGAAGACTGGATCAAATCTGGTATTAGGTGTTTTAATACTTGCCCAATACGCAGTTCCTTCTACTACTGCCATTTCTTTTCTCCTTTTATTACAGTATTTAAAAACCATAGCTAACTCTTTCGAGTTGGGGCTATGAGTCAGTTGCCCCATCACCTCAGTAAACTGAATTAAGTAGCTCCTTGAGGAGGATGGAGTTTAGAGGGCTAATGCTACTTAATGACTCAAGGAAAGTGCCTTTTGTATTAAGGTCATTTGTCTTGAGTAAGTGCATTATACCACAGCTAATTCTATTTTGCAAACAGTTTATTAAAAAAGTTTTCAATGCCTGATTGCTCGTTCCGTTGTATGTAAATTATGTACTTTTCTTTTTCTCTATCCCATACATTCATATAAGAATCTTTGTTCTCATACATTTCTATTGTATTGTCTAGGCAAAAGTCAGCCCATTTTTCAAACTGGTCTTTGTTTAATTCGTATGTAAATTCTATATCCATGTCTTTAATAAATTGTTTCTTAAAAAATCTACACACTAACTGCGTAGTAATTTAATAGGAACGTAACAACCTGTTACATCTCCTGTAGTTTCAAATGAGTTTAGATAATTATTAATAGCACCTTTTAATTTAGAAGGTAAACTTCTTGAATAATTTATATCTACTATTTCATTATCTTTTACATTATAGTTTACTCTAAATTGATAGTTTCTTC